GTGCGGGTATTACTTAGACCTGTTCTGGTGCCTGAGCTTGGGCTGGTGGTCCTTAAGCCGGGCCGTGAATCCATACAGATATTTCATAATCCTCGAGTGCTGGTGGAACCGGAACCAAAAAGCATGCGTAATCTGCCATCCGGAGTCGTTCCTGCCGTTCGCCAGCCGCTGGCGGAAGACAAAACATTGCTGCCGTTTTTTAGTAACGAACGGGTGATTCGTGCTGCTGGCGGCGTTGGCGCATTGTCCGACTGGCTATTACGTCATGTTACATCCTGCCAGTGGCCTAATGGCGATTACCATCACACTGAAACAGTCATTCACCGTTATGGTACCGGCGCAATGGTGTTGTGCTGGCACTGCGACAACCAACTGCGTGACCAGACATCGGAATCACTGGAGCTGCTTGCTCAACAAAATCTGACAGCATGGGTGATTGACGTCATCCGTCACGCAATAAGCGGTACGCAGGAGCGGGAATTATCTTTGGCTGAATTATCCTGGTGGGCGGTCTGCAATCAGGTGGTGGATGCACTACCTGAGGCTGTATCGCGTCGTTCGCTGGGATTACCAGCGGAAAAAATCTGCTCGGTGTACCGCGAAAGCGACATCGTACCGGGAGAGCAGACCGCCACCAGCATATTGAAACAACGCACAAAAAATCTTGCACCGTTGCCTTACGCCCACCAGCAACAAAAATCACCACAGGAAAAGACGGTGGTAAGCATCACCGTTGATCCAGAGTCTCCGGAATCTTTCATGAAGCTGCCTAAACGTCGCCGCTGGGTTAAGGAGAAATACACACGTTGGGTTAAGACACAGCCGTGTGCTTGCTGCGGTATGCCAGCCGACGATCCGCATCATCTGATTGGTCACGGGCAGGGCGGAATGGGAACAAAAGCACATGATCTCTTTGTGTTGCCTTTGTGCAGAAAGCATCACAACGAGCTGCATACGGATACAGTGGCATTTGAAGATAAGTATGGCTCCCAACTGGAGCTGATATTTCGTTTTATCGATCGCGCGCTGGCAATTGGCGTACTGGCGTAAGTGGAGAACGAGCATGAACCTTGAAGCCTTACCAAAATATTACTCCCCAAAATCTCCAAAATTGAGCGATGACGCTCCAGCGACAGGCACCGGTTGTTTAACAATTACGGATGTAATGGCAGCGCAGGGGATGGTGCAGTCGAAAGCACCACTTGGGTTGGCCTTATTTCTGGCAAAAGTTGGTGTTCAGGACCCTCAGTTTGCGATTGAAGGCCTGCTAAATTACGCGATGGCACTGGATAACCCGACATTGAACAAATTGAGTGAAGAAATCCGGTTACAGATTATTCCTTACCTCGTGAGTTTTGCCTTTGCTGATTACTCCAGGTCTGCGGCAAGTAAGGCTCGCTGTGAGCATTGTTCAGGTACGGGATTTTATAATGTATTGCGCGAAGTGGTGAAACACTACAGACGCGGGGAATCTGTAATCAAGGAAGAATGGGTGAAGGAACTATGTCAGCATTGCCATGGTAAGGGCGAAGCCAGCACAGCGTGCAGAGGGTGTAAGGGTAAAGGGATTGTTCTGGATGAAAAAAGAACCCGGTTTCATGGCGTACCGGTATATAAGATTTGTGGGCGTTGTAATGGAAACCGGTTTAGTCGTTTACCGACCACGCTGGCACGACGTCATGTCCAGAAGCTGGTACCAGACCTGACCGATTATCAGTGGTATAAGGGGTATGCGGACGTCATTGGTAAACTGGTAACAAAGTGCTGGCAGGAAGAAGCATACGCGGAAGCGCAATTGAGGAAGGTGACGAGATAAATGATTTTTGCTGAAGATGGCGACATGATGTTTGCATTTTTCAAAAAATATGGATAAAATTTTTTCAACGATGGGCTTTGTATACCCGACGTTAAGAAAAAGTAGAAAACCCGCTGATGAGCGGGTTTTGTGCTTTAAATGGGGCAATGGTAATGTTGAATCTCATCCCGGGACTCATGTCTGTTAACTTATTATTTAGCTGGTGACTTGGTTATTTGCCTGATGTTTAAAATGTTTTCTTCCAGTACAATGTCCCTAAACACAATGAGTCTGCTTATTATATTATTAGCAGAGCTATTACGGCCAAAGTACAGCATAAGCTTTTAAAGCCAATCAACCAGTCATCAAGACAGACGGGGTTATTCATAAAAACTCTCCATGTGTGATCCGATGGGGCCTGAAATTAAAGCTTTAATATAGCTCATGAAAGGTAAACATTGGCAGCTGAAGGGCCACGCAGACCATTTATCCGGCAAAATTCCACGCGTAATCCGGTGGTAATTTCTTCTGCATCGCGGAGATTGAGCGCTGAGACATGAAGCTGGACATCGATACGACCATCGGATGGGGTGATAAGACCCTTGCCGCTTTTGCCGTCAAAGGTTTTGACAATTCCTGTCATTTTACGGGACAAAAAAATTCCTTAATACTGATAACTTGGCGCACTATACACACGTTCCTGAAGAAAGCTATAGTTTTTTGATGGGGTTGAAGATGGCTGGATGTCTAAAATAAACATTGCTTCATATGTTCAACTATGCGTTAATGATTGCGTCGGTTTGAAGAACAGACGATATACGAAGTAGTTTACTAAAGCAGTTCTCATTTCAGGTGTTATTCACTTATTCCTTCTTTGAGTCTCTCCAATTAAGTACGAAGTCGTTTCTGTTATGCAAACCATTTATGCCGAAAGGCTCAAGTTAAGGAATGTAGAATGTCAAATAAAATGACTGGTTTAGTAAAATGGTTTAACGCTGATAAAGGTTTCGGCTTTATTTCTCCTGTTGATGGTAGTAAAGATGTGTTTGTGCATTTTTCTGCGATTCAGAATGATAATTATCGAACCTTATTTGAAGGTCAAAAGGTTACCTTCTCTATAGAGAGTGGTGCTAAAGGTCCTGCAGCAGCAAATGTCATCATTACTGATTAAAATTCATCGCTCGTCTGTATACGATAACGAAGAAGGCTGATGCCTGAGTAGAGATACGGACAGAGTAGTGAATATTGGATCTCTTTAATAAAAAGTAAGGAGGTCCAATACATGAAACAATGGCTAGCATATTTGGCAAAATCTTAATCAGGAAAAGTATGCTAACCATTGTGGTGAAGTGCAGGTTTGCTGCATGAATAGTTTTACAGCAGAAGCTAACTGCTGGCATGGCAAAACAAAGTGCGTAAGTGGATGACTCCCACAAAAAGCACCACAATCTCAAACCCGCTCAGGCGGGTTTTTTATTATCTGCTTTAAATATATTATTAAAATATAAAAAATACTTGTTACTAATAAAATCAATCAGGCTACAGCTTTAAGATTTGTCTGGAATACTTTGTTGCAATGAGGGTAGATCAAAAGGGCACCTTTTTGTACTCTTGAAAAACTGTGTTCTGACTCTTGGGTGCAGTTTGGGCAGGAACATTTAACGAGATAATTACGGCGTGATTTTGAGTTTTTACGTTCTGACATAGGCTTTTCCTGTATAAATGGCCGTATACAGTACACTAAATATGAAAACATTTCTCGTATTATTATTTTATATATGACTTTCTTTCAAAATAATTACCCACATTTTTAATGTGTGTGTTTTTTTAGCGCCGTTGAGAACAACGTGTGCTGTCAAAACTACCCCGTAGACTCCGATCTTTTCAAACATATTGCACCATCCGTGTACATCGGGGTGAGGATATGAAATCAATGGATAAGTTAACAACAGGTGTTGCCTATGGCACATCGGCGGGTAATGCTGGTTTCTGGGCATTGCAGTTACTCGATAAAGTAACTCCGTCACAGTGGGCTGCAATCGGTGTGCTGGGTAGCCTGGTTTTTGGCCTGCTGACGTATCTGACAAATCTTTATTTCAAGATTAAAGAAGACAGGCGTAAGGCTGCGAGAGGAGAGTAATCCAATGACTCAAGACTATGAACTGGTTGTGAAAGGAGTCCGTAATTTTGAGAATAAAGTTACGGTAACTGTAGCCTTACAGGACAAAGAACGCTTTGACGGTGAAATTTTTGACCTGGATGTCGCCATGGACCGTGTTGAAGGAGCTGCGCTGGAGTTTTATGAGGCAGCAGCCAGAAGGAGCGTCCGGCAAGTCTTCCTGGAAGTAGCAGAAAAATTGTCAGAAAAAGTTGAGTCTTATCTGCAGCATCAGTACTCCTTTAAGATTGAAAATCCTGCCAATAAGCACGAGCGTCCTCATCATAAATATATATGAACACAAAAATCAGATACGGCCTGTCGGCTGCCGTTCTGGCGCTGATTGGTGCTGGCGCATCTGCTCCTCAGATACTTGACCAGTTTCTGGACGAAAAAGAAGGTAACCACACAATGGCATACCGCGATGGTTCTGGCATATGGACCATCTGTCGGGGTGCCACAGTGGTGGATGGAAAAACCGTTTTTCCCAATATGAAACTGTCGAAGGAAAAATGCGACCAGGTCAACGCCATTGAGCGTGATAAGGCGCTGGCATGGGTGGAGCGCAATATTAAAGTACCACTGACCGAACCACAAAAAGCGGGTATCGCGTCATTTTGTCCCTATAACATTGGCCCCGGTAAGTGTTTCCCGTCGACGTTTTATAAGCGGCTGAATGCTGGTGATCGTAAAGGTGCATGCGAAGCGATTCGCTGGTGGATTAAGGATGGCGGACGCGATTGCCGCATTCGTTCAAATAACTGTTACGGTCAGGTTATTCGTCGTGACCAGGAGAGCGCATTAACCTGCTGGGGGATAGAACAGTGAATCAGATATTCATGGTGATTTTTCTCGTGTTGTCAGGATTTATCGTCGGAAATGTCTGGAGCGACAGAGGATGGCAAAAAAAATGGGCGGAACGTGATGCTGCCGCATTATCACAAGAGGTAAATGCTCAATTTGCTGCTCGAATAATTGAACAGGGGCGAACTATAGCCCGTGATGAGGCTGTTAAAGATGCACAACAGAAATCTGCTGAAATTTCTGCCAGGGCTGCTTATCTGTCTGATAGTGTTAACCAGTTGCGTGCCGAAGCAAAAAAATATGCCATACGCCTTGACGCAGCGAAGCATACCGCAGATCTTGCCGCTGCCGTCAGAGGCAAAACAACCAAAACCGCCGAAGGAATGCTCACCAACATGCTCGGAGATATTGCAGCAGAAGCTCAGCTTTATGCTGAAATTGCTGACGAACGCTACATCGCAGGAGTGACTTGTCAACAGATCTATGAATCTTTAAGAGATAAAAAGCATCAAATGTAGGGTAATATTAAATCGGAACATTTACATCGCGGAATGTAAAATTTAAATAAAAAGGACTCTTCCATGAGCCAAAATTCCTGAAATCTTAAGGGTAAGATAAAAGGTCTTAATCAGAATGACACGTTATTATTAATAAATAAAGCTATTCTTTCATTGCTGTGTTTTTCTTTACAAAAGTAATCCTTGCTATGGGTGGTTAATCATGCGTTAATGGTGTTCTGGTTTGTTACAAATTTATCTGAAGCAGTCATTGTTATAATTTTATTATTTGTACCTCTTGAGATTTCCTTGTTGGTTTTTCTCTCTGATATTTTTTTTCGGACCATTCTGCCCAAGGGCTAATTTCTTCAAAAGGTAATAATTATGTCTAACAAAATGACTGGTTTAGTGAAATGGTTTAACCCTGAAAAAGGTTTTGGTTTCATCACGCCGAAAGATGGCAGCAAAGATGTGTTTGTCCATTTCTCAGCAATTCAGAGCAACGATTTCAAAATATTAACTGAGAATCAGGAAGTTGAATTTGGTATTGAGAACGGACCTAAAGGTCCTGCCGCTGTTCATGTAGTGGCGCTTTGAGGTAGACAATATTACAAACCATATTCACTTTAGATGCCCGTGTTGTCATGGTTCCCAGTATAGAACATCATCTTTTGATGTTTCTGACATGAATCCTTTCGGGGCAAAATGTATCTTTTGTAAATCAATGATGATTACATTTGATAATATTTCACAATACTTAAATGCCAGCCGTCTGTCGTTGGATTTAAAAAAGTGAAAATGAAGGCTCCTTCGGGAGCTTTTTTGCTTGGTATCTATTCGATGGATACTCACATACTACGGTAACATCATGAAAAAAATCATAGTTTTTTTTAACTCTGAACCTGCAGTGGTAGTGCCAGCGATGACTGGAGTTAACACCATCATGCGTGAATATCCAAATGGCGAAAAAACACACCTTACTGTAATGGCCGCAGGGTTTCCATCTCTGACCGGAGATCATAAAGTCATTTATGTAGCCGCGGATCGACATGTTACTTCAGAAGAAATTCTGGAAGCAGCAATAAGGCTCTTGAGTTGATTTGATGCTATTGTATTGATAATTCAGGAAAATTTTCTTTGTCTGTTTGTGTAAAATTTAGACTATCGTATGTTGATTATTGCGATGTTTCATCTTATCTTTTACACGTTTGCACCATATAATCGACTTACTGTGTAACTGGAAAGTCATAACAGACTAAAAGAGGAAATGATGAATATTGAAAACTTAAAAACAAAAGCAGAAGCAGATATTTCTGAATATATAACAAAAAAAATTATTGAACTTAAGAAAAAGACCGGGAAAGAAGTTACCAGTATTCAGTTTACCGCACGGGAAAAAATGACGGGTCTTGAAAGCTATGATGTCAAGATTAATTTAACCTGATGTATTCAATAATAAAATTTATCCATAAACCTCGTTTTTACGGGGTTTTGTTATATTTGAATGGTTCCGAATATCTAAATCACAATTGTTGATGGTTTTTATTAAACCAATGCAGTCCGGCTCAGGAGTGAGAGAAGCCGGACGTTATGGTTTAGCGTGGTAAGATCTGTGTAGTTTTCTGGATGCTTTCAGTAAATAGTAATGAATTATCAAAGGTATAGTAATATCTTTTTTGTTCGTGGATATTTGTAACCCACCGAAAAACTCCTGCTTTAGCAAGGTTTCTTCTGTATTCCTGAAATGTGATCTCTCTGGATTTCAGCTTATTAGAGGTCGTTTCTATAAGATGCCTATCCTTTGAAAATTTGACAGACACAATGTTTTTTAGGCCCTTTAATAACACTGTATTATCATTTTTTAATACAATATGAACATTCTCTGTGGCTAAATAGTAAATGTAATGTGAGACATTGTGACGTTTTAGCTCAGAATAAAACCATTGATAGTTTAAATCGTTTCGAACTTTATCAAATATTTGTTTAAAAATGACTACCTGATCCATAGATAAACCTTCCATGTGATATGAGGGGGCGTAGTCTGCACGATTATCTAAATTGCTTCAATCTGGTCTGACCTGTTTTCTGAGCAATTCAGTAATGTCACTCTTTTCTTTGTTTGCTTCAGAAGAAACTCTTTTTTCTGAGCACAGTCTCCGGCGGCAGGCTTCAATGACCCAGGCTGAGAAATTCCCGGACCCTTTTTGCTCAAGAGCGATGTTAATTTGTTCAATCATTTGGTTAGGAAAGCGGATGTTGCGGGTTGTTGTTCTGCGGGTTCTGTTCTTCGTTGACATGAGGTTGTCCCGTATTCAGTGTCGCTGATTTGTATTGTCTGAAGTTGTTTTTACGTTAAGTTGATGCAGATCAATTAATACGATATCTGCGTCATAATTGATTATTTGACGTGGTTTGATGGCGTAGATGCACGTTGTGACATGCAGATGATAATTATTATCATTTTGCGGGTCCTTTCCGGCGATCCGACAGGTTACGGGGCGGCGACCTCGCGGGTTTTCGCTATTTATGAAAATTTTCCGGTTTAAGGCATTTCCGTTCTTCTTCGTCGTAACTTAATGTTTTTATTTAAAATACCCCCTGAAAAGAAAGGAAACGACAGGTGCTGAAAACGAGCTTTTGGGCCTCTGTCGTTTCCTTTCTCTGTTTTTGGCCGTGGAATGAACAATGGAAGTCAACAAAAAGCAGCTGGCTGACATTTTCGGTGCGAGTATCCGTACCATTCAGAACTGGCAGGAACAGGGAATGCCCGTTCTGCGAGGCGGTGGCAAGGGTAATGAGGTGCTTTATGACTCTGCCGCCGTTATAAGATGGTATGCCGAAAGGGATGCTGAAATTGAGAACGAAAAGCTGCGCCGGGAAGTTGAAGAACTGCGGCAGGCCAGCGAGACAGATCTCCAGCCAGGGACTATTGAGTACGAACGCCATCGACTTACGCGTGCGCAGGCCGACGCACAGGAGCTGAAAAATGCCAGAGACTCCGCTGAAGTGGTGGAAACCGCATTCTGTACTTTCGTGCTGTCGCGGATCGCAGGTGAAATTGCCAGTATTCTCGACGGGATCCCCCTGTCGGTGCAGCGGCGTTTTCCGGAACTGGAAAACCGACATGTTGATTTCCTGAAACGGGATATCATCAAAGCCATGAACAAAGCAGCCGCGCTGGATGAACTGATACCGGGGTTGCTGAGTGAATATATCGAACAGTCAGGTTAACAGGCTGCGGCATTTTGTCCGCGCCGGGCTTCGCTCACTGTTCAGGCCGGAGCCACAGACCGCCGTTGAATGGGCGGATGCTAATTACTATCTCCCGAAAGAATCCGCATACCAGGAAGGGCGCTGGGAAACACTGCCCTTTCAGCGGGCCATCATGAATGCGATGGGCAGCGACTACATCCGTGAGGTGAATGTGGTGAAGTCTGCCCGTGTCGGTTATTCCAAAATGCTGCTGGGTGTTTATGCCTACTTCATAGAGCATAAGCAGCGCAACACCCTTATCTGGTTGCCGACGGATGGTGATGCCGAGAACTTTATGAAAACCCACGTTGAGCCGACTATTCGTGATATTCCGTCGCTGCTGGCGCTGGCCCCGTGGTATGGCAAAAAGCACCGGGATAACACGCTCACCATGAAGCGTTTCACTAATGGGCGTGGCTTCTGGTGCCTGGGCGGTAAAGCGGCAAAAAACTACCGTGAAAAGTCGGTGGATGTGGCGGGTTATGATGAACTTGCTGCTTTTGATGATGATATTGAACAGGAAGGCTCTCCGACGTTCCTGGGTGACAAGCGTATTGAAGGCTCGGTCTGGCCAAAGTCCATCCGTGGCTCCACGCCCAAAGTGAGAGGCACCTGTCAGATTGAGCGTGCAGCCAGTGAATCCCCGCATTTTATGCGTTTTCATGTTGCCTGCCCGCACTGCGGGGAGGAGCAGTACCTTAAATTTGGCGATAAAGAGACGCCGTTTGGCCTCAAATGGACGCCGGATGATCCCTCCAGCGTGTTTTATCTCTGCGAACATAATGCCTGCGTCATCCGCCAGCAGGAGCTGGACTTCACTGATGCCCGTTATATCTGCGAAAAGACCGGGATCTGGACCCGTGATGGCATTCTCTGGTTTTCGTCATCCGGTGAAGAGATTGAACCGCCTGACAGCGTGACCTTTCACATCTGGACGGCGTACAGCCCGTTCACCACCTGGGTGCAGATTGTCAAAGACTGGATGAAGACGAAAGGGGATACGGGAAAACGTAAAACCTTCGTGAACACCACGCTCGGTGAGACGTGGGAGGCGAAAATTGGCGAACGTCCGGATGCTGAAGTGATGGCAGAGCGGAAAGAGCATTATTCAGCGCCCGTTCCTGACCGTGTGGCTTACCTGACTGCCGGTATCGACTCCCAGCTGGACCGCTACGAAATGCGCGTATGGGGATGGGGGCCGGGTGAGGAAAGCTGGCTGATTGACCGGCAGATTATTATGGGTCGCCACGACGATGAACAGACGCTGCTGCGTGTGGATGAGGCCATCAATAAAACCTATACCCGCCGGAATGGTGCAGAAATGTCGGTATCCCGTATCTGCTGGGATACTGGCGGGATTGACCCGACCATTGTGTATGAACGCTCGAAAAAACATGGGCTGTTCCGGGTGATCCCCATTAAAGGGGCATCCGTCTACGGAAAGCCGGTGGCCAGCATGCCACGTAAGCGAAACAAAAACGGGGTTTACCTTACCGAAATCGGTACGGATACCGCGAAAGAGCAGATTTATAACCGCTTCACACTGACGCCGGAAGGGGATGAACCGCTTCCCGGTGCCGTTCACTTCCCGAATAACCCGGATATTTTTGATCTGACCGAAGCGCAGCAGCTGACTGCTGAAGAGCAGGTCGAAAAATGGGTGGATGGCAGGAAAAAAATACTGTGGGACAGCAAAAAGCGACGCAATGAGGCACTCGACTGCTTCGTTTATGCGCTGGCGGCGCTGCGCATCAGTATTTCCCGCTGGCAGCTGGATCTCAGTGCGCTGCTGGCGAGCCTGCAGGAAGAGGATGGTGCAGCAACCAACAAGAAAACACTGGCAGATTACGCCCGTGCCTTATCCGGAGAGGATGAATGACGCGACAGGAAGAACTTGCCGCTGCCCGTGCGGCACTGCATGACCTGATGACAGGTAAACGGGTGGCAACAGTACAGAAAGACGGACGGCGAGTGGAGTTTACGGCCACTTCCGTGTCTGACCTGAAAAAATATATTGCAGAGCTGGAAGTGCAGACCGGCATGACACAGCGACGCAGGGGACCTGCAGGATTTTATGTATGAAAACGCCCACCATTCCCACCCTTCTGGGGCCGGACGGCATGACATCGCTGCGTGAATATGCCGGTTATCATGGCGGTGGCAGCGGATTTGGTGGGCAGTTGCGGGCGTGGAATCCACCGAGTGAAAGTGTGGATGCAGCCCTGCTGCCCAACTTTACCCGTGGCAATGCCCGCGCAGACGATCTGGTGCGCAATAACGGCTATGCCGCCAACGCCATCCAGCTGCATCAGGATCATATCGTCGGGTCTTTTTTCCGGCTCAGTCATCGCCCAAGCTGGCGCTATCTGGGCATCGGGGAGGAAGAAGCCCGTGCCTTTTCCCGCGAGGTTGAAGCGGCATGGAAAGAGTTTGCCGAGGATGACTGCTGCTGCATTGACGTTGAGCGAAAACGCACGTTTACCATGATGATTCGGGAAGGTGTGGCCATGCACGCCTTTAACGGTGAACTGTTCGTTCAGGCCACCTGGGATACCAGTTCGTCGCGGCTGTTCCGGACACAGTTCCGGATGGTCAGCCCGAAGCGCATCAGCAACCCGAACAATACCGGCGACAGCCGGAACTGCCGTGCCGGTGTGCAGATTAATGACAGCGGCGCGGCGCTGGGATATTACGTCAGCGAGGACGGGTATCCTGGCTGGATGCCGCAGAAATGGACATGGATACCCCGTGAGTTACCCGGCGGGCGCGCCTCGTTCATTCACGTTTTTGAACCCGTGGAGGACGGGCAGACCCGCGGTGCAAATGTGTTTTACAGCGTGATGGAGCAGATGAAGATGCTCGACACGCTGCAGAACACGCAGCTGCAGAGCGCCATTGTGAAGGCGATGTATGCCGCCACCATTGAGAGTGAGCTGGATACGCAGTCAGCGATGGATTTTATTCTGGGCGCGAACAGTCAGGAGCAGCGGGAAAGGCTGACTGGCTGGATTGGTGAAATTGCCGCGTATTACGCCGCAGCACCGGTCCGGCTGGGAGGCGCAAAAGTGCCGCACCTGATGCCGGGGGACTCACTGAACCTGCAGACGGCTCAGGACACGGATAACGGCTACTCCGTGTTTGAGCAGTCACTGTTGCGGTATATTGCTGCCGGGCTGGGTGTCTCGTATGAGCAGCTTTCCCGGAATTACGCCCAGATGAGCTACTCCACGGCACGGGCCAGTGCGAACGAGTCGTGGGCGTACTTTATGGGGCGGCGAAAATTCGTCGCATCCCGTCAGGCGAGCCAGATGTTTCTGTGCTGGCTGGAAGAGGCCATCGTTCGCCGCGTGGTGACGTTACCTTCAAAAGCGCGCTTCAGTTTTCAGGAAGCCCGCAGTGCCTGGGGGAACTGCGACTGGATAGGCTCCGGTCGTATGGCCATCGATGGTCTGAAAGAAGTTCAGGAAGCGGTGATGCTGATAGAAGCCGGACTGAGCACCTACGAGAAAGAGTGCGCGAAACGCGGTGACGACTATCAGGAAATTTTTGCCCAGCAGGTCCGTGAAACGATGGAGCGCCGCGCAGCCGGTCTTAAACCGCCCGCCTGGGCGGCTGCGGTATTTGAATCCGGACTGCGACAATCAACAGAGGAGGAGAAGAGTGACAGCAGAGCTGCGTAATCTCCCGCATATTGCCAGTATGGCCTTTAATGAGCCGCTGATGCTTGAACCCGCCTATGCGCGGGTTTTCTTTTGTGCGCTTGCAGGCCAGCTTGGGATCAGCCGCCTGACGGATGCGGTGTCCGGCGACAGCCTGACTGCCGGAGAGGCACCCGCGGCGCTGGCGTTATCCGTTGATGATGACGGACCACGACAGGCCCGCAGTTATCAGGTCATGAACGGCATCGCCGTGCTGCCGGTGTCCGGCACGCTGGTCAGCCGGACGCGGGCGCTGCAGCCGTATTCGGGGATGACCGGTTACAACGGCATTATCGCCCGTCTGCAACAGGCTGCCAGCGATCCGATGGTGGACGGCATTCTGCTGGATATGGACACACCGGGCGGGATGGTGGCGGGAGCATTTGACTGTGCTGACATCATCGCCCGTGTGCGAGACATAAAACCGGTATGGGCGCTGGCCAACGACATGAACTGCAGTGCAGGTCAGCTGCTTGCCAGCGCCGCCTCCCGGCGTCTGGTCACGCAGACCGCCCGGACAGGCTCCATCGGCGTCATGATGGCTCACAGTAATTACGGTGCTGCGCTGGAGAAACAGGGCGTGGAAATCACGCTGATTTACAGCGGCAGCCATAAGGTGGATGGCAACCCCTACAGCCATCTACCGGATGATGTCCGGGAAACATTGCAGTCCCGGATGGATGCAACCCGCCGGATGTTTGCACAGAAGGTGTCGGCATATACCGGCCTGTCCGTGCAGGCTGTGCTGGATACCGAGGCTGCAGTGTACAGCGGTCAGGAGGCCATTGATGCCGGACTGGCTGATGAACTTGTCAACAGCACCGATGCGATCACCGTTATGCGTGATGCACTGGATGCACGTAAATCCCGTCTCTCAGGAGGGCGAATGACCAAAGAGACTCAATCAACAACTGTTTCAGCCACTGCTTCGCAGGCTGACGTTACTGGCGTGGTGCAAGCGACGGAGGGCGAGAACGCCAGCGCTGCGCAGCCGGACGTGAACGCGCAGATCACCGCAGCGGTTGCGGCAGAAAACAGTCGCATTATGGGGATCCTCAACTGTGAGGAGGCTCACGGACGCGAAGAACAGGCATGCGTGCTGGCCGAAACCCCCGGTATGACCGTGGAAACGGCCCGCCGTATTCTGGCCGCAGCACCACAGAGTGCACAGGCGCGCAGTGACACTGCGCTGGATCGTCTGATGCAGGGGGCACCGGCACCGCTGGCTGCAGGTAACCCGGCATCTGATGCCGTTAACGATTTGCTGAACACACCAGTGTAAGGGATGTTTATGACGAGCAAAGAAACCTTTACCCATTACCAGCCGCTGGGCAACAGTGACCCGGCTCATACCGCAACCGCGCCCGGCGGGTTGAGTGCGAAAGCGCCTGCAATGACCCCGCTGATGCTGGACACCTCCACCCGTAAGCTGGTTGCGTGGGATGGCACCACCGACGGTGCTGCCGTTGGCATTCTTGCAGTTGCTGCTGACCAGACCAGCACCACACTGACGTTCTACAAGTCCGGCACGTTCCGTTATGAGGATGTGCTCTGGCCGGAGGCTGCCAGCGACGAGACGAAAAAACGGACCGCGTTTGCCGGAACGGCAATCAGCATCGTTTAACCTGACCCTTCATCACTAAAGGCCGCCTGTGCGGCTTTTTTTACGGGATTTTTTTATGTCGATGTACACAACCGCCCAGCTGCTGGCGGCAAATGAGCAGAAATTTAAGTTTGATCCGCTGTTTCTGCGTCTCTTTTTCCGTGAGAGCTATCCCTTCACCACGGAGAAAGTCTATCTCTCACAAATTCCTGGACTGGTAAACATGGCGCTGTACGTTTCGCCAATTGTTTCCGGTGAGGTTATCCGTTCCCGTGGCGGCTCCACCTCTGAATTTACGCCGGGTTATGTCAAGCCGAAGCACTTAGCATGGCTTTCTGAGGCTTTCGTGTAGTTGCTGGTTTTTACACTTAATCTTTTGATAATAAAGAATAAGTTTATCTGGCGCTTTCACTGAATTTTCCTCGTTATCTGTGTGTTGCAATCATCTCTGTATTGCAGCTTGTATTGCTTTTTGGGGCTAAAAATGGCTGGCGAGAACAAACTGAGCGACAAAGCGCTTAAAGGATATCTGGGGAAACCCAGAGAAAAGCAGATCACCATTGCTGATGGAAAGGGGCTTTCTATTCGTGTGAGTACTAAAGGGGCTGTGAGCTTTGTTTTCTTCTACAGGTTAGCAGGTGGCCGGGATGCTCCGGTCTGGCTAACGTTGGGTAAATATCCTGATATGTCACTCAAACAGGCAAGGGAAAAGCGCGACGAGTGCCGTGGTTGGTTGGCTGACAAACGTGATCCGCGTATCCAGATTAAGATTCAGGCTGAAGAACGCTTAAAGCCGGTCACAGTGGAGGATGCACTAAATTACTGGTATGAAAATTACTGTAAGGTGCGTCGTAAAACTCATGCTGTAACGCTTGGCAGATTTCGAAAGCATATCTTTCCCTATATCGGTCATTTGCCCGTAAATGACACTCACCTATATGAATGGCTGGACTGTTTTGACCGAATTAAACGTAATGCACCAGTTATGGCGGCGTATGTTTTTTCTGACACTAAATTAGCTCTTCGTTTTTGTCGGGTACGCCAGTACGCGACGTGTGATGCTTTAAAGGATTTGCGCATGAGTGATGTGGGGCAGATTGCAGGTAAGCGGGATCGGGTTCTGGATGAAGCCGAACTCGGCCAGCTCTGGAAGGCAATTTTTGTCGAGCCTGATTTAAAACTAATGTCTGAATACACGCGAAAAATGTTTGTGCTTTGTACAGTATTTGGATGTCGAATGAGTGAAGCCCGATTATCAGAATGGAGCGAATGGGATCTCGAAAGTTGGGTTTGGACTGTACCAAAAGATCACTCAAAAACTGGTGTTGAAATCGTCAGACCAGTACCTGAAATTCTACGACAGTGGGTAACGGATGTTCACGAAGAGACAAAACATACTGGTTATGTGCTGGGAAGTCTGCGAATTAGAGAAAGCGTAAGCAAGATTGGGGGGAAAATCGGTAAACGTTTGGGCCATGAAAAACAATGGTCACTACACGACCTTAGAAGAACGCTATCTACTCATCTAAGTGATCTCGGTGTTGAATTTTATGTAGTAGAACAACTGTTAGGCCATGCGCTACCTGGCGTGGCAGGTGTTTACAATCGGAGTAAGTTTATGGCTAAAAAACTGGATGCTCTGGAACTCTGGACTACATATCTCAATAGCATCGCAGGTGCTGATTCAAAAGTGACAATCCTCAAACAAAAGGCTGGTTAACATGAAAAAAATGGCAATTGTTGATAAAAAGGGTCTGGAGTACATTCCTAACATTGATCGTATGATCCGTGAGAAAGAATGTCGGGAGCTAACCACTCTTGCGAACAGCACACGCTGGAAGCTGGAGAAGGAAGGAAAATTTCCTAAGCGGATCAAGATTGGCGCTACTGCGGTAGCTTACCGTCTCTCCGAAGTTCAGGCATGGATTAGGGGGGAATGGCGGACATAAATGTTGTAGTAAATTGTTATATAAAAGGGTGTAAGCATGGCTACTCGAAAAAAAAATAGCGTAGAAATGAAAACTGTTTGTGAACTAATCATATCAAGAGATGATATGAAAGATAAAATTCAAGACAGAATTCAAAAAGGATTATTACTCCTACAGAAAAGCATAAATAACAATAGTGACTTGGAGCTGTTTAATGCTGATTACAGGAAATGGAGTGATTTTAATGCTGAGCTACTGAAGCGTAGTTTCACAAATGATGATTTCAAAGAAGAATATGAAGGTGGGGCATTTGGTGTTATTTCATTGTACGAGACTTCCTTGGGAGAAAAAATCAGTGAGGCTACGCGTAAACTCCAGAGTAAGATAAGAAAACTAGAGTCGATTATGGAGCGACTGGAGTTAATTCCTATATCTTCCAAAGTTGTTGAAGAAAATATTGAAGTACCTCAGAGTTCAGCGGTAAAAACCAAAAAAGTATTCATTGTTCATGGAAGAGATGAAATATCAAAAACCAACTTAGAAGTGTTTTTAAGAGAAATTGGCTTAGAACCTATTGTTCTCCATAGGCAAGCTGATGTAGGTCAGACAGTGATTGAGAAATTTGAAGCAAATAGTGATGTTGGTTTCGCATTCATTCTTCTCACACCTGATGAGATCGCTTATTTATTGCCGCAAGACTCTTTACCTGATAATGAAAGAGAAAAGGAGTTACGTGCACGACCAAATGTAATGTTTGAATTTGGTTATTTCGTAGGGAAATTAGGTCGTTCTAAGGTTTGTTGTCTATACACAGGTGATGTAGTGATTCCAAGTGATTTGAATGGTCTTATTTATAAAAAATTCAATTCTTCTATTGAAGAAGTAGCATATAGCATTATTAAAGACTTGCGAGCTACTGGTTACGCAGTTTAGTAAATTCTTTGAACTAAAAATCTGCATAGATATAGAGCCATTCGAGATAAATGGCTCTATATGAAATATTATCTGTTAAATTTTGACTTCATATCCGCGTTGCTGTAGTTCTTTGCGAATAATCCTTTTAATCCAGGCTGCTAAAGATTCGTCTCCATCTACTTGCTGTGCTTGCTCCATCAACTCCCTCAACTCAGGATCTAACCGAAACTGGAACGGAGGATTACCACGTCTTTGATTTTTGTGTGTTGACACGTCAATTACACCCGATGTAATGTGTTAATGTGTGATGACACATTACATACGTGTTTAGGAAAATGCAACGCCTCGACGTGCGGGAACACCATCGAGGCGTCTAACCAACCCGTTAAATGAGGTAACGATTATGGCTGGAACACAGCATACCCAAACTCACCCTAAATTTATATACACCTTTCTGGCACTACACCACGACCGCATGGCAGATGGAGCAACTACGGTACATGTAGCCGCTGACACGCTGGTTGATGCCCGCAAGATGGTTAAGGAGATGGGCTATACTGCGGCTTTCTGGAAAGGGCGTGAAGAAAACACGCTGTTTATTCAGAAATGCGAAAACAATTTCATCTGGCGTTTTATCGCCCTGAGCACCGCACAACCACGCGTAATACACATCGAGGCCGCCAGCGAACAGGAAGCCCGGCTGCAATCCCCAACTGGCTACGTGATGATATTCGCTGCCCGTATTCGTCAGGAGGTGTGCCATGAATGATCTTTATTTTAAAGTGCTGACACATGCTGAAAACGCGCTCGTTTGTGGCAAAAATATGCGAGAAATCTTATCAACCTGGCTTGATGGGACAACAAATGCGGAACACGATGAACGGGATGCTAATTTAGCTGGAGCGTTAATTACGTTACTTGATCCTGTCATCAAAGAGCTGGATGAAGCTATAAAAATACACGACCAGAGCTATACCGGAGAATAAAAAATGAAAAATAAATTTTCTGGCTTTATTGCCAGCGGTCAAACTCATTCAAAAATCAGCCTTGGGGATATTTTTAAAGACAGCTATGGCTATCGGGTAAAGATTATTTCGGTTGATGATCGTCGTGTCTCTTATTTGCGTGATGGTTATGATTTTGAATGTGTTATGCCGCGTCAGCAGTTCGAAAGAGATTTCATTCTGGTAAAAAATTGCAAGACAGATAATCAGAGGCGTGCCGCAGGCTATATCCGTAAAATTCGGGCAATGTTAGTTGCCGGAGGTAACAAATGAAACGTGCTCCGAACTTAAAATACCAACCGCGCGACAAAATGACGGAAGTCATCATTTTTGCTGGCAGTGATGCCTGGAGTCATGCAAAAGAATGGAATGAATGGGCAGGTAAGCATATTGCAGCAGATGATACACCACCAGTCATTCTGGGTACGGAACAACTGGAAAACCTGGATGATATGCAAATTATCGATGAAGGCCGTCATTATGTGCGTGTTTATCGTGCCGGAAAGATTGCAGAGAAAAGTCTGACGAAGGTTGCGACATTACTTGCTATTGCAGGCGTAAAGGAAGCACGTTGTTACCGTAGCTTTGTTGATCGAGAGCCTGAAGACTGGACTCCGCGCCTTGTCGGCCTAAAAGCTGAAGCGGAGCATGGGGAAAGTCTGGTGATTGAACTGCCAGTGAAGAAGGCAGAGCGCAAAAATGACGAGCGTGCTTCATCTTTGGCGTTGAATCAGATGGGGGCCAGCCAGCGCGGTGAAGTTCTCCTTGCACATTACGGCGGCGAACTGGCAATCAATGCCGACTCTGACACCGTTCATCATTACAACGGCGTTGTATGGGAGCCGGTTCAGGATAAAGAGTTACAGCGTGCTATGGCGCAGATTTTCATTGATGCGGAGATCAGCTATTCGCAGAACGCTATTAAATCGGCGGTAGATACCATGAAGTTAAGTTTGCCTGTAATGGGGAATACAGCCCGTAACCTGATTGGATTCAGTAACGGGGTATTTGATACCAGAACTGGTAATTTTCGGGAGCATAACAAAAACGACTGGTTGTTAATTGCCAGTGAATTACCTTTCAGCCCACCAGCAGAGGGGGAAACGCTGGCAACACATGCGCCGAATTTCTGGAAGTGGTTGCGCCGTTCGGTGGCTGAGAATGACCGCAAGGCAGATCGCGTACTGGCGGCATTATTCATGGTGCTGGCGAACCGGTACGACTGGCAGTTATTCATTGAGGTAACAGGGCCGGGGGGAAGTGGTAAAAGTGTGATGGCGGAGATTTGCACCATGCTGGCGGGTAAGGCTAATACAGTATCAGCAAGCATGAAGGCGCTGGAAGATGCAAGGGAACGTGCGTTAGTGGTTGGCTTTTCGCTGATTATCATGCCGGATATGACCCGCTACGCTGGTGATGGGGCAGGGATTAAGGCCATTACAGGCGGTGACAAGGTGGCAATTGACCCGAAACACAAAGCCCCCTATTCAACGCGTATTCCGGCAGTAGTGCTGGCGGTTAACAATAACGCCATGTCATTCAGTGACCGCAGCGGGGGGATCTCACGTCGTCGGGTGATATTCAATTTTTCGGAAGTTGTACCGGAGAACGAACGCGATTCGATGCTGGCGGAAAAAATAGAAGGTGAGCTGGCGGTAGTGATTCGCCATCTGCTTACACGGTTTGCTGATCAGGACGAAGCCAGACGCCTGTTATATGAGCAGCAGAAATCTGAAGAAGCACTGGCGATAAAGCGAGAGGGGGATTCGCTGGTGGACTTCTGCGGCTATCTCATGGCATCGGTAATGTGTGATGGCCTGTTAGTGGGTAATGCTGAAATTGTGCCATTCAGCCCACGCAGGTATCTCTATCATGCCTATCTGGCTTATATGAGGGCACATGGGTTTGGTAAACCTGTAACACTGACGCGCTTCGGTAAAGATATGCCGGGGGCAATGGCGGAATATGGCAGGGAGTATATGAAACGGAAAACGAAGCACGGTTTGCGTTCAAACGTGACACTGACGGAGGAATCAGAAGACTGGATGCCATCATGTGTATCGGTCACTAATGACGATAGCAAAAATTAAACTTATGGAATAACTGTTCACCACTGTTCACCCTGTCATAAATATCTTTTATATCAGTATATTATAGGGTGAACAGTTATTTATGAACTGTTCACCAAACTATTCACTGTTCACCTTTTTGATTGTTTATTGAGCTTCAAGGGTGAACAGTGGTGAACAGTGGTGAACAGTTGGTGAATAGTTTTTGTGAAACTGTTCACCCATTAACATTATGAATTAAAAGAGAAAATATCAAAAGGTGAACAGGTGAAGGGTTAAAACGCAAAAATTTTAATTTACTGCTGTGAGATAAAGCCTATGACAGCGAAGCACACAAAAAAATCACAATCGCACGCCCTTGATTTGACGGAACACTGGTTAAGGGTGTCGATAAAAATCATCGACCGCAACGCCGGGGAAGGATACGCGAAAGCACATCCCGAACTGATTAGCGCATTCATGACAACGGCGGCTGCAAACTTTGCCACTCTGACCGAACGGGAGATTGCTGAAGCGGAGGAAGTGACAACAATCAATATTAAGTCCGGAGAGCAGGCAGCATGACGGCGCAAATATCAGTTTACGGGCGGTTGGTGGACGACCCGCAGACAAAACAGACCAGCAAGGGCACCCCCATGACGCTGGCGCGTATGGCGGTATCACTGCCCTGCAGTCAGTCGGATGACGGTCAGGCGACGATGTGGTTATCTGTCCTGGCGTTTGGCAGACAAGCCGACGCGCTGGCAAAGCATCACAAAGGCGAACTCCTGAGCGTGGCGGGTAATATGCAGGTGAGCCAGTGGACTGGACAGAACGGTGAAACGCGGCAGGGCTGGCAGGTTATCGCAGACAGCGTAATCAGTGCGCGAACGGTGCGACCGGGCGGCAAAAAAGGTCAACAGGGTCAGGCTACTGACGCACTGAACAGAGCAAAACAACAGGCAGATCAGCAAGGAAGCCATCCACCAGTGGGAGATAATGAACAATGGGGAGATGATATTCCGTTTTAAATATTGCCAATAAAAAAGGCCGGAAAAAAATAAATTTTCCGGCATGCTACATAAATCCCGGCCAAAGGGAGTGAAGATATTAACACTAATTATCCGCGCTGAAGTTGTTATCCCAAAACTTTATACAACATTGCACTCGGTTGCATGTATTCGCATGACAAATATCGGTGATAGCATATATCCACAATTATTTTTAATGAATGCAAAGAGGATGCGTATGGTTGATTTATATTCGCCTACCCAGCTTGTACAGGTGGTTAATGCTGTAGATGTACAAAAACAACTAAATGCGTTGTTTACCAGTTTGTTTTTTACTCGCTCGGTAATGTTTGAATCGCGCGATATTATTCTTGATACAATCGACGATCCAAATATCCCAATTGCAGCGTTTTGTTCTCCTATGGCGGGTAGTAAAGTTTCACGTGACGAAGGGTACGAATCAAAAACAATTCGTCCAGGCTATATGAAGCCGAAAAGCAGCATTGATCCAAATAAGTTAGCTGTGCGCCCTGCTGGTGTATCACCTGAGCAATACAATGCTTTTGGAGCGCGTAATATTAAAGTTAAACAGGCGATTGTAAATCAGGCTAAAGCTATTCGTGCACGTATTGAATGGCTTGCCGTTCAGGCAATCACAACGGGGAAAAATATCATTGAGGGCGATGGTATTGAACGTTATGAGCTGGACTGGAATATTAAACCACAAAATATCATCACTCAGTCTGGCGGTGCTGAGTGGTCAGGTAAGGATAAAGAAACTTTTGATCCAAATGATGATATTGAGAGCTACGCAGAATTTAGTGAGGGCGTCACTAATATCATCATTATGGGCGGTAATGTATGGAAGAAATACCGTTCATTCAGAGCGATAAAAGAGGCTCTGGATACCCGTCGTGGTTCTAATTCCGAACTGGAAACGGCTCTTAAAGACCTTGGTGATTCGGTGAGTTTTAAAGGGTATATGGGCGATGTTGCGATTGTTGTATACAGCGGGCGTTATACCGACGAGGACGGAACTGAAAAACATTTCCTTGATCCTGATTTGATGGTGCTTGGCAATACGGCTCTTCAGGGGATTGTCGCCTATGGCGGTATTCAGGATCCGGAGCTAATCCGAATGGGGCTGACTAAAGCCGAACTTGCACCGAAAAACTATATTGTGCCTGGTGATCCGGCTATTGAATATGTGCAGACACATTCAGCACCACAGCCAATACCGGCCCGCATCAATCGTTTTGTTACCGTTCGCATTGGCTAAGGGGGAGCAATGGCTACTCATTACACTGAACTCATGGCTGGCACTGAAGCACTGGTGACTACGCTGGGGATATTTTCAGCTAATAAAGGGGTAATTCCTGCATTTACGCCACTGATGCAGGAAGATGCAACAGGTGCACTGGTGGTATGGGATGGTTCGAGCGTAGGTAAAGCGGTTTATGTTTCCGCTGTACAAATCGACACCGCGAAAAAAACACAGGCTCAGGTCTATAAGACAGGTGTCTTAAATGTTGATGCTCTGAACTGGCCTGAGTCTGTAAAAGAACTGTCAGTAAAGATTGCAGCGTTTGTTGGCTCAGGTATTTCTGTTCAGCCGCTGGCTCGTGTGTAAAGGGGGATACAATGCAGAATGATTACAATGACCTTAAGCCAATTGCCGAAATGATGTACCCGAATCCAGCTGTAGAGGAATTAAAAGCTATCGCTGACAAAATGTGTTTAAGCGAGCGCCTTGTTGATATGAATCAGGTGATGGAAATTACAACCCTGAGTCGGCGTACACTGCTAAACCTTGAGGCTAGTGGAGAGTTCCCGGAGCGTGTGCAGGTTACGGAAGGGCGTAAGGCCTGGTATTTAAGTGAAGTGATCGACTGGATAAATAATATTCCTCGCGCTTCTGAATATTGCCGCGTACCTGTCCCAAAAAAGCCAGATGCGGCGCTATGCCTCAAGATTGAGCGTGTACGCCGCAATGCACGGGATGGTCGCTATAAGCTGATTGGTTGATGAAATTAGGGCCCGCTCTGGCTGGCGGGTCCTTTCCGGCGATCTGACAGGCTACGGGGCGTCAGGCGCGCAGTTTTTCTCTATTTATGGAAATTTTCCGGTTTAAGGCATTTCCGTTCTTCTTCGCCGTAACTTTATGTTTTTATTTAAAATACCCCCTGAAAAGAAAGGAAATGACAGGCGCTGAAAACGGGCATTTTGGCCTCTGTCGTTTCCTTTCTCTGTTTTTGTCCGTGGAATGAACAATGGAAGTCAACAAAGATCAACTGGCTGACATTTTGGGCAAGAGTTGTGCAATACTTTTGTCAGACGTAAATATTTTTGAGGAACATTATTATATTGATGTAATTAGAGATATGTTTGATAGGACTAGAAATAAAGCAGACGCCTTAGTTATGTCAATTGCTGAAATAATAAAGGAAAATAGCAATGATAAATAGAAAAAAGCGGTCACGCGACCGCTTTTATTATTTGCAAGTTATTTTTTTGCTGGAGATAAACTATTACTGTTCACCAATTTGCTCTCTAAACTGTGTACTGAACGTATCTAGTTGAGAGACAAATGAATGTGCATTTAAAAATTTATTATAAATCTCTTCAGCTGTGCTTTCTAATACAAAAGTAGCATAATTATTATGTGCTAATTTATTTCTTAGCTCTCCGATTTCCATAAAATCAGAGATAGACTTGGTCAACTCTGTGCTTGATTTTACCTTCTCAATCATAAACTCTTTAAATTTTGGGCCAAAAAAGGAAAAAAACTGGTTTGCATTCCTTTTTTTCCAATCAAAGAGTGTATGATACTGCCTGGTTAGGGCCTTATTATCGATAAAATCGTGTGTAAGATTACATTGGCTTGGGTTAAGCATACAATGTATCTTAGTTACAACTAAAGTTTCAAAATAGCTAGCACATGCTAATAGCATTACTTTTGAAAATTGTGATTTGTAATCATTAGCAAAACTAATCTCATTATGAGTTAGAAGAAAATCATAATAACACTTATAGTTATTAAACATACTTTCAATAGAAGTATATCCCATATCCTCCATTATTTTACATTCCCTCCAAAATTGTTCTTGCACGTTCTAGACGTCCAATTACATGCTCTCTTCTTGTTGTTTTATCAGTACTAAATGTCAGAAATTCAGGATCATTTTTAAGCTTATCGATATAATTCACCGTCACTTGTCTTATTTTTAGATCTTTATCTTTAAATGAGTCATAAGTTGCAGCATAAAAAATTGACTCAAATAAAGTTATACTCATACGATTCCCACCAGTTCTGAAATTGATTTCATCAATTCCATCAACACTATCCATAAATTCATTCCATATATTACTAAATAAAATTATGTCTTTAGTGTCGTAGTTTTTTGCATAATTTGAGAAATTGTTCAAAAAACCGCTAACTGAGCTTTTGTATTGAGATGTAAAAAGGGACATAGCAAATGTGCGCAATATCGCTTCAATATCACTCAATCGCATGTCAACAACATTTTTTGAAAGAATTTTTCTCCATGTCTTGTTTTCATTCAATGAAACAAGATTTGAAAGAAAGTCTGAGTGATATAAACTCATACGAATTTCTTGAGGAGAAAGGTTCATTCCCCCACTATTTAGGCGGTTAAATATTTCAAACATTGCACCATCTTCCGAATCTTGTGCAACCGGTTTGATTACCATATTTCGTATGGTTGCCAGATTTAAAGTGGTTTGAAATTCGTTTAATGTTTCATAGTTTTTCCCATTAAACTTGTTTTTTTGGGTGTCTGATAGACCATCAAGTTTTAGGTTGAACTTTGTGAAGTATTCATCATTGTGAAGAATGTTTTCTGGAATGTTTCCATTATCTTCAAAGATTTTTCTCAGTTCAGAACGTTTCTCTTTTCTAGGGAATACACCATTTACAAAGTAATAAAGGGTCATTAATCTCTGCTGACCATCTATCACTAAAAATTCATTTTTATCTTGTTCATATAAAAATATTTGAGGTATAGGAAGGCCTATTAAAAGAGATTCAATGAGTTTTGATGCTCGTTTGATATCCCAAACATAATGCCTTTGAAAGTTAGGGATTTTAAAAACTTTTGATTTAATAAAACTTATAATTGTGATTATATTAAAATCATTGGGCGTAGTAGTAAGTTGAAACTCATCAATTGGATAGGATTCTGGCTCATCCTCGTATTGCTTTTCTTCATAATCTTCTGGTTGCATCGTGTCATCCTTTTTCTTCGTGAATATGGTTTTTAGACAAGTCCTCACTACACATATCTGTATTGCAGAAAGTATTGCAGTGATAGGAGTTGCGTAGATATATAAACCACAAAGCTAAGTGAAATCAAATAGTTCTTTCGGGATTGACTCATGTAGCCGAAGCATGAGGTGAATCCGCAGATGACCCTGCGTCGCCTGCCGGATGAAGATCCGCAGAATCTGGCGGACCCGGCTTACCGCCGCCGTCGCATCATCCTGCAGAACATGCGTGACGAAGAGCTGGCCATTGCTCAGGTCGAAGAGATGCAGGCAGTTTCTGCCGTGCTCAAGGGCAAATACACCATGACCGGTGAAGCCTTCGATCCGGTTGAGGTGGATATGGGCCGCAGTGCGGCGAACAACATCACGCAGTCCGGCGGCACGGAGTGGAGCAAGCGTGACAAGTCCACGTATGACCCGACCGACGATATCGAAGCCTACGCGCTGAACGCCAGCGGCGTGGTGAATATCATCGTGTTTGATCCGAAAGGCTGGGCGCTGTTCCGTTCCTTCAAAGCCGTCAAGGAGAAGCTGGATACCCGTCGCGGCTCTAATTCCGAGCTGGAGACAGCGGTAAAAGACCTGGGCGAAGCGGTGTCCTATAAGGGGATGTATGGCGATACGGCGATCGTCGTGTATTCCGGACAGTACGTGGAAAACGACGTCAAAAAGAACTTCCTGCCGGACAACACGATGGTGCTGGGGAACACTCAGGCACGCGGTCTGCGCACCTATGGCTGCATTCAGGATGCGGACGCACAGCGCGAAGGTATTAACGCCTCTGCCCGCTACCCGAAAAACTGGGTGACCACCGGCGATCCGGCGCGTGAGTTCACCATGATTCAGTCAGCACCGCTGATGCTGCTGGCTGATCCTGATGCGTTCGTGTCCGTACAACTGGCGTAATCATGGCCCTTCGGGGCCATTTTCTCTCTGTGGAGGAGTCCATGACGAAAGATGAACTGATTGCCCGTCTTCAGGTGCTGGGTGAGCAACTGAACCGTGATGTCAGCCTGACGGGGACGAAAGAAGAACTGGTGCTCCGTGTGGCAGAGCTGGAAGAGGAGCTTGATGACACGGATGACGCTGCCGGTCAGGACACATCTGTCAGCCCGGAAAATGCGCTGACCGGACATGAAAATGAGGTGGTATCAGCGCAGCCGGATACCGTGATTGATACGGCTGCTCTGGTCACGGTCGTGGCACTGGTGACGCTGCATACTGATGCACTTCACGCCACGCGGGATGAGCCTGTGGCATTTGTGCTGCCGGGAACGGCGTTTCGTGTCTCTGCCGGTGTGGCAGCCGAAATGACAGAACATGGCCTGGCCAGAATGCAATAACGGGAGGCGCTGTGGCTGATTCCGATAACCTGTTCGATGCTGCCATTGCCCGCGCCGATGAAACGATACGCGGGTACATGGGAACGTCAGCCACCATGACATCCGGTGAGCTGTCCGGTGCTGTGATACGTGGTGTTTTTGATGACCCTGAAAATATCAGCTATGCCGGACAGGGGGTGCGCGTTGAAGGCTCCAGCCCGTCCCTGTTTGTCCGGACTGATGATGTGCGGCAGCTGCGGCGTGGAGACACACTGACCATCGGCGAGGAAAACTTCTGGGTGGACCGGATTTCGCCGGATGATGGCGGAAGCTGTCATCTCTGGCTTGGGCGTGGCGTGCCGCCTGCCGTTAACCGTCGCCGCTGAAAGGGGGATGTATGGCCATAAAAGGTCTTGAGCAGGCCGTTGAAAACCTCAGCCGTATCAGCAAAACGGCGGTGCCTGGTGCCGCCGCAATGGCCATTAACCGCGTTGCGTCATCCGCGATATCGCAGTCTGCGTCACAGGTTGCCCGTGAGACAAAGGTACGCCGGAAACTGGTAAAGGAAAGGGCCAGGCTGAAAAGGGCCACGGTCAAAAATCCGCAGGCCAGAATCAGGGTTAACCGGGGGGATTTGCCCGTAATCAAGCTGGGTAACGCGCGGGTTGTCCTTTCCCGCCGCAGACGTCGTAAAAAGGGGCAGCGTTCATCCCTGAAAGGTGGCGGCAGCGTGCTTGTGGTGGGAAACCGTCGTATTCCCGGCGCGTTTATTCAGCAACTGAAAAATGGCCGGTGGCATGTCATGCAGCGTGTGGCCGGGAAAAACCGTTACCCCATTGATGTGGTGAAAATCCCGATGGCGGTGCCGCTTACCACGGCGTTTAAACAGAATATTGAACGGATACGGCGTGAACGTCTTCCGAAAGAGCTGGGCTATGCGCTGCAGCATCAACTGAGAATGGTAATAAAGCGATGAAACATACTGAACTCCGTGCAGCCGTACTGGATGCACTGGAGAAGCATGACACCGGGGCGACGCTTTTTGATGGTCGCCCCGCTGTTTTTGATGAGGCGGATTTTCCGGCAATTGCCGTTTATCTCACCGGCGCTGAATACACGGGCGAAGAGCTGGACAGTGATACCTGGCAGGCGGAGCTGCATATTGAAGTTTTCCTGCCTGCTCAGGTGCCGGATTCAGAGCTGGATTCGTGGATGGAGTCCCGGATTTATCCGGTGATGAGCGATGTCCCGGCACTGTCAGATTTGATCACCAGTATGGTGGCCAGTGGCTATGACTACCGGCGCGACGATGATGCGGGCCTGTGGAGTTCAGCCGATCTGACTTATGTCATTACCTATGAAATGTGAGGACGATATGCCTGTACCAAATCCAGTAATGCCGGTGAAAGGGGCCGGGACCACACTGTGGGTTTATAAGGGGAACGGTGACCCTTATGCGAACCCGCTTTCAGACGTTGACTGGTCGCGTCTGGCTAAAGTTAAAGACCTGACGCCCGGCGAACTGACCGCTGAGTCCTATGACGACAGCTATCTCGATGATGAAGATGCGGACTGGACTGCGACCGGGCAGGGGCAGAAATCTGCCGGAGATACCAGCTTCACGCTGGCGTGGATGCCCGGAGAGCAGGGGCAGCAGGCGCTGCTGGCGTGGTTTAATGAAGGGGATACCCGTGCCTATAAAATCCGCTTCCCGAACGGCACGGTCGATGTGTTCCGCGGCTGGGTCAGCAGTATCGGTAAGGCGGTGACGGCGAAGGAAGTGATCACCCGCACGGTGAAAGTCACCAACGTGAGACGTCCGTCGATGGCAGAAGATCGCAGCACGGTAACAGCGGCAACCGGCATGACCGTGACGCCTGCCAGCACTTCGGTGGTGAAAGGGCAGAGCACCACGCTGACCGTGGCATTCCAGCCGGAAGGCGCAACCGACAAGAGCTTCCGTGCGGTGTCTGCGGATAAAACAAAAGCCACCGTGTCGGTCAGTGGTATGACCATCACCGTGAAAGGTGTTGCTGCAGGCAAGGTCAACATTCCGGTTGTATCCGGTAATGGTGAACTTGCTGTGGTTGCAGAAATCACCGTCACCGACAGTTAATCCGGAGAGTCAGCGATGTTCCTGAAAACCGAATCATTTGAATATAACGGTGTGAGCGTCACGCTTTCTGAACTGTCAGCCCTGCAGCGAATTGAGCATCTCGCCCTGCTGAAACGACAGGCAGAACAGGCGGGATCCAGTCTCAATCGACAGGTGAGCGTGGAAGATCTCGTCAGAACCGGTGCTTTTCTGGTGGCGATGTCCCTGTGGCATAGCCATCCGCAGAAGACAAAGATGCCGTCCATGAATGAAGCCGTTAAACAAATTGAGCAGGAAGTGCTTACCACCTGGCCCACAGAGGCAATTGCTCAGGCTGAAAATGTGGTAATGCGTCTGTCCGGTATGTCTGAGTTTGTTGTGAATGATGCACCTGAACAGGCAGATGACGCCGGGCCAGCAGAGCCTGTTTCTGCGGGAAAGTGTTCGACGGTGAGCTGAGTTTTGCCCTGAAACTGGCGCGTGAGATGGGGCGACCCGACTGGCGCGCCATGCTTGCCGGGATGTCATCCACGGAGTATGCCGACTGGCACCGCTTTTACAGTACCCATTATTTTCATGATGTTCTGCTGGATATGCACTTTTCCGGGCTGACGTACACCGTACTCAGCCTGTTTTTCAGCGAGCCGGATATGCATCCGCTGGATTTCAGTCTGCTGAACCGGCGCGAGGCTGACGAAGAGCCTGAAGATGATGTGCTGATGCAGAAAGCGGCAGGGCTTGCCGGAGGCGTCCGCTTTGGCCCGGACGGGAATGAAGTTATCCCCGCTTCCCCGGATGTGGCGGACATGACGGAGGATGACGTAATGCTGATGACAGTATCAGAAGGGATCGCAGGAGGAGTCCGGTATGGCTGAACCGGTAGGCGATCTGGTCGTTGATTTAAGTCTGGATGCGGCCAGATTTGACGAGCAGATGGCCAGAGTCAGGCGTCATTTTTCCGGTACGGAAACTGATGCGAAAAAAACAGCGGCAGTCGTTGAACAGTCGCTGAGCCGACAGGCGCTGGCTGCACAGAAAGCGGGGATTTCCGTCGGGCAGTATAAAGCCGCCATGCGTATGCTGCCTGCACAGTTCACCGACGTGGCCACGCAGCTTGCAGGCGGGCAAAGTCCGTGGCTGATCCTGCTGCAACAGGGTGGTCAGGTTAAGGACTCCTTCGGCGGGATGATCCCCATGTTCAGGGGGCTTGCCGGTGCGATCACCCTGCCGATGGTGGGGGCCACCTCGCTGGCGGTGGCGACCGGTGCGCTGGCGTATGCCTGGTATCAGGGCAACTCAACCCTGTCCGATTTCAACAAAACGCTGGTCCTTTCCGGCAATCAGGCGGGACTGACGGCAGATCGTATTCTGGCCCTGTCCAGAGCCGGGCAGGCGGCAGGGCTGACGTTTAACCAGACCAGCGAGTCACTGACGGCGCTGGTGAATGCCGGTGTGCGTGGTGGTGAGCAGTTTGAGGCGATCAGCCAGAGTGTGGCGCGTTTCTCCTCTGCATCCGGCGTGGAGGTGGACAAGGTCGCTGAAGCCTTCGGGAAGCTGACCACAGACCCGACGTCGGGACTGACAGCGATGGCACGTCAGTTCCATAACGTGACGGCGGAGCAGATTGCGTATGTTGCTCAGTTGCAGCGTTCCGGAGATGAAGCCGGGGCATTGCAGGCGGCGAACGAGGCCGCAACGAAAGGGTTTGATGACCAGACCCGCCGCCTGAAAGAGAACATGGGCACGCTGGAGACCTGGGCAGACAGGACAGCACGGGCATTCAAATCCATGTGGGATTCGGTGCTGGATATTGGTCGCCCGGACACTGCCCAGGGAATGCTGGAGAAAGCAGAAAAGGCTTTTGATGAGGCGGACAAAAAATGGCAGTGGTATCAGAGCCGAAGCCACCGGCGCGGTAAAACCTCAGCATTTCTTGCCAATCTCCGGGGAGCATGGGAGGACAGAGCGAATGCGCAACTTGGGCTTTCAGCCGCCACGTTGCAGGCCGATCTTGAAAAGGCCAGAGAGATGGCAGCAAAGGACTGGGCCGAGTCTGAGGCATCACGGCTGAAATATACCGAAGAGGCGCAGAAGGCTTACGAACGCCTGCAGACGCCGCTGGAGAAATATACCGCCCGTCAGGAAGAACTGAACAAGGCACTGAAAGACGGGAAAATCCTGCAGGCAGATTACAACACGCTGATGGCGGCGGCGAAAAAGGATTATGAAGCGACGCTGAAAAAGCCGAAACAGTCCGGCGTGAAAGTGTCTGCGGGCGATCGTCAGGAAGACAGTGCTCATGCTGCCCTGCTGACGCTTCAGGCTGAACTCCGGACGCTGGAGAAGCATGCCGGAGCAAATGAGAAAATCAGCCAGCAGCGCCGGGATTTGTGGAAGGCGGAGAGTCAGTTCGCGGTACTGGAGGAGGCGGCGCAACGTCGCCAGCTGTCCGCACAGGAGAAATCCCTGCTGGCGCATAAAGATGAGACGCTGGAGTACAAACGCCAGCTGGCTGCACTTGGCGACAAGGTTACGTATCAGGAGCGCCTGAACGCGCTGGCGCAGCAGGCGGATAAGTTCGCACAGCAACAACGGGCAAAACGGGCAGCCATTGAGGCGAAAAACCGGGGGCTTACTGACCGGCAGGCAGCGCGGGAAGCCACAGAACAGCGCCTGAAGGAACAGTATGGCGATAATTCGCTGGCGCTGAATAACGTCATGTCAGAGCAGAAAAAGACCTGGGCGGCTGAAGACCAGCTTCGCGGGAGCTGGATGGCAGGCCTCAGGTCCGGCTGGAGTGAGTGGGAAGAGAGCGCCACGGACAGTATGTCGCAGGTTAAAAGTGCAGCCACGCAGACCTTTGATGGTATTGCGCAGAATATGGCGGCGATGCTGACCGGCAGTGAGCAGAACTGGCGCAGCTTCACCCGTTCCGTGCTGTCCATGATGACAGAAATTCTGCTTAAGCAGGCAATGGTGGGGATTGTCGGGAGTATCGGTAGCGCCATTGGCGGGGCTGTTGGTGGCGGCGCATCCGCATCAGGCGGTACAGCCATTCAGGCCGCTGCGGCGAAATTCCATTTTGCAACCGGAGGATTTACGGGAACCGGCGGCAAATATGAGCCAGCGGGGATTGTTCACCGTGGTGAATTTGTCTTCACGAAGGAGGCAACCAGCCGAATTGGTGTCGGCAACCTGTACCGCCTGATGCGGGGCTATGCGGAAGGTGGTTATGTGGGCGGTGCCGGAAGTCCGGCGCAGATGCGGCGGGCTGAAGGCATTAATTTTAATCAGAACAATCACGTGGTGATTCAGAACGACGGTACGAATGGTCTGCCAGGTCCACAGATGATGAAGGCAGTGTATGACATGGCCCGCAAGGGTGCCCGTGATGAAATTCAGGCACAGATGCGCGATGGTGGTCTGTTCTCCGGAGGTGGACGATGAAGACCTTCCGCTGGAAAGTGAAACCCGGTATGGATGTGGCTTCGGCCCCTTCCGTCAGGAAAGTGCGCTTTGGTGATGGCTATTCCCAGCGAGCGCCTGCCGGGCTGAATGCCGACCTGAAAACGTACAGCGTGACGTTTTCTGTTCCCCGTTGGGAGGCCACGGCGCTGGAGTCGTTTCTGGCTGAGCACGGGGGCTGGAAAGCCTTTCTGTGGACGCCGCCTTATGAGTGGCGGCAGATAAAGGTGACCTGCGCAAAATGGTCGTCGCGGGTCAGTATGCTGCGTGTTGAGTTCAGCGCAGAGTTTGAACAGGTGGTGAACTGATGCAGGATATCCGGCAGGAAACACTGAATGAATGCACCCGTGCGGAGCAGTCGGCCAGCGTGGTGCTCTGGGAAATCGACCTGACAGAGGTCGGTGGAGAACGTTATTTTTTCTGTAATGAGCAGAACGAAAAAGGTGAGCCGGTCACCTGGCAGGGGCGACAGTATCAGCCGTATCCCATTCAGGGGAGTGGTTTTGAACTGAATGGCAAAGGCACCAGTACGCGCCCCACACTGACGGTTTCTAACCTGTACGGTATGGTCACCGGGATGGCGGAAGATCTGCAGAGTCTGGTCGGTGGAACGGTGGTCCGGCGTAAGGTTTACGCCCGTTTTCTGGATGCGGTGAACTTCGTCAACGGAAACAGTGGCGCCGATCCGGAGCAGGAGGTGATCAGCCGCTGGCGCATTGAGCAGTGCAGCGAACTGAGCGCGGTGAGTGCCTCTTTTGTACTGTCCACGCCGACGGAAACGGATGGCGCTGTTTTTCCGGGACGTATCATGCTGGCCAACACCTGCACCTGGACCTATCGCGGTGACGAGTGCGGTTATAGCGGTCCGGCTGTCGCGGATGAATATGACCAGCCAACGTCCGATATCACGAAGGATAAATGCAGCAAATGCCTGAGCGGTTGTAAGTTCCGCAATAACGTCGGCAACTTTGGCGGCTTCCTTTCCATTAACAAACTTTCGCAGTAAATCCCATGACACAGACAGAATCAGCGATTCTGGCGCACGCCCGGCGATGTGCGCCAGCGGAGTCGTGCGGCTTCGTGGTAAGCACGCCGGAGGGGGAAAGATATTTCCCCTGCGTGAATATCTCCGGTGAGCCGGAGGCGTATTTCCGTATGTCGCCGGAAGACTGGCTGCAGGCAGAAATGCAGGGTGAGATTGTGGCGCTGGTCCACAGCCACCCCGGTGGTCTGCCCTGGCTGAGTGAGGCCGACCGGCGGCTGCAGGTGCAGAGTGATTTGCCGTGGTGGCTGGTCTGCCGGGGGACGATTCATAAGTTCCGCTGTGTGCCGCATCTCACCGGGCGGCGCTTTGAGCACGGTGTGACGGACTGTTACACACTGTTCCGGGATGCTTATCATCTGGCGGGGATTGAGATGCCGGACTTTCATCGTGAGGATGACTGGTGGCGTAACGGCCAGAATCTCTATCTGGATAATCTGGAGGCGACGGGGCTGTATCAGGTGCCGTTGTCAGCGGCACAGCCGGGCGATGTGCTGCTGTGCTGTTTTGGTTCATCGGTGCCGAATCACGCCGCAATTTACTGCGGCAACGGCGAGCTGCTGCACCATATTCCTGAACAACTGAGCAAACGAGAGAGGTACACCGACAAATGGCAGCGACGCACACACTCCCTCTGGCGTCACCGGGCATGGCGCGCATCTGCCTTTACGGGGATTTACAACGATTTGGTCGCCGCATCGACCTTCGTGTGAAAACGGGGGCTGAAGCCATCCGGGCACTGGCCACACAGCTCCCGGCGTTTCGTCAGAAACTGAGCGACGGCTGGTATCAGGTACGGATTGCCGGGCGGGACGTCAGCACGTCCGGGTTAACGGCGCAGTTACATGAGACTCTGCCTGATGGCGCTGTGATTCATATTGTTCCCAGAGTCGCCGGGGCCAAGTCAGGTGGCGTATTCCAGATTGTCCTGGGGGCTGCCGCCATTGCCGGATCATTCTTTACCGCCGGAGCCACCCTTGCAGCATGGGGGGCAGCCATTGGGGCCGGTGGTATGACCGGCATCCTGTTTTCTCTCGGTGCCAGTATGGTGCTCGGTGGTGTGGCGCAGATGCTGGCACCGAAAGCCAGAACTCCCCGTACACAGACAACGGATAACGGCAAACAGAACACCTATTTCTCCTCACTGGATAACATGGTTGCCCAGGGCAATGTTCTGCCGGTTCTGTACGGTGAAATGCGCGTGGGGTCACGCGTGGTTTCTCAGGAGATCAGCACGGCAGACGAAGGGGACGGTGGTCAGGTTGTGGTGATTGGTCGCTGATGCAAAATGTTTTATGTGAAACCGCCTGCGGGCGGTTTTGTCGTTTATGGAGCGTGAGGAATGGGTAAAGGAAGCAGTAAGGGGCATACCCCGCGCGAAGCGAAGGACAACCTGAAGTCCACGCAGTTGCTGAGTGTGATTGATGCCATCAGTGAAGGGCCGATTGAAGGTCCGGTGGATGGATTAAAAAGCGTGCTGCTGAACAGTACGCCGGTGCTGGACAGTGATGAGAATACCAACATCGCCGGTGTCACGGTGGTGTTCCGGGCTGGTGAGCAGGAGCAGACTCCGCCGGAGGGATTTGAATCCTCCGGCTCCGAGACGGTGTTGGGTACGGAAGTGAAATACGACACGCCGATCACCCGCGCCATCACGTCGGCAAACATCGACCGACTGCGCTTTACCTTCGGTGTGCAGGCACTGGTGGAAACCACCTCAAAGGGGGACCGGAATCCGTCGGAAGTTCGCCTGCTGGTTCAGATACAGCGTAATGGTGGCTGGGTGACGGAAAAAGACATCACCATTAAGGGCAAAACCACCTCGCAGTATCTGGCCTCGGTGGTGGTGGATAACCTGCCGCCGCGCCCGTTTAATATCCGGATGCGCAGAATGACGCCGGACAGCACCACAGACCAGCTGCAGAACAAAACGCTCTGGTCGTCATACACCGAAATCATCGATGTGAAACAGTGCTACCCGAACACGGCACTGTTCGGCGTGCAGGTGGACTCGGAGCAGTTCGGCAGCCAGCAGGTGAGCCGTAATTATCATCTGCGCGGGCGTATTCTGCAGGTGCCGTCGAATTATAACCCGCAGACGCGGCAATACAGCGGTATCTGGGACGGAACGTTTAAACCGGCATACAGCAACAACATGGCCTGGTGTATGTGGGATATGCTGACCCATCCGCGCTACGGCATGAGGAAACGTCTTGGTGCAGCGGATGTAGATAAATGGGCGCTGTATGTCATCGGCCAGTACTGCGACCAGTCGGTGCCGGACGGCTTTGGCGGCACGGAGCCGCGCATCACCTGTAATGCGTACCTGACCACACAGCGCAAGGCGTGGGATGTGCTCAGTGATTTCTGCTCGGCGATGCGCTGTATGCCGGTATGGAACGGGCAGACGCTGACGTTCGTGCAGGACCGACCATCAGATAAGGTGTGGACCTATAACCGCAGTAATGTGGTGATGCCGGATGATGGCGCGCCGTTCCGCTACAGCTTCAGCGCCCTGAAGGACCGCCATAATGCCGTTGAGGTGAACTGGATTGACCCGAACAACGGCTGGGAGACGGCGACAGAGCTTGTTGAAGATACGCAGGCCATTGCCCGTTACGGTCGTAACGTCACGAAGATGGATGCCTTTGGCTGTACCAGCCGGGGGCAGGCGCACCGCGCCGGGCTGTGGCTGATTAAAACGGAACTGCTGGAAACGCAGACCGTGGACTTCAGCGTGGGTGCGGAAGGGCTTCGCCATGTACCGGGGGATGTCATTGAAATCTGCGATGATGACTATGCGGGTATCAGCATCGGCGGGCGCGTGCTGGCGGTGAACAGCCAGACCCGGACGCTGACGCTCGACCGTGAAATCACGCTGCCATCCTCCGGTACCACGCTGATAAGCCTGGTTGACGGAAGTGGCAATCCGGTCAGCGTGGAGGTCCAGTCCGTCACCGACGGCGTGAAGGTAAAAGTGAGCCGTGTTCCTGACGGCGTTGCCGGATACAGCGTGTGGGGGCTGAAGCTGCCGACGCTGCGCCAGCGCCTGTTCCGCTGCGTGAGTATCCGTGAGAACGATGACGGCACGTATGCCATCACCGCCGTGCAGCATGTACCGGAAAAAGAGGCCATCGTGGATAACGGGGCGCACTTTGACGGCGACCAGAGCGGCACGGTGAATGGTGTCACGCCGCCAGCAGTGCAGCATCTGACCGCCGAAGTCACTGCAGACAGCGGGGAATATCAGGTGCTGGCGCGATGGGACACGCCGAAGGTGGTGAAGGGCGTGAGCTTCCTGCTTCGCCTGACCGTGGCAGCGGATGACGGCAGTGAGCGGCTGGTCAGCACGGCCCGGACGGCGGAAACCACATACCGCTTCACGCAACTGGCGCTGGGACGGTACACGCTGACAGTCCGGGCGGTAAATGCGTGGGGACAGCAGGGCGATCCGGCGTCGGTATCGTTCAGGATTGCCGCACCGGTAGCACCGTCGCGGATTGAGCTGACGCCGGGCTATTTTCAGATAACTGCCACGCCGCATCTTGCGGTTTATGATCCGACGGTACAGTTTGAGTTCTGGTTCTCGGAAACGCGGATTACCGATATCAGGCAGGTTGAAACCACAGCCCGCTACCTTGGCGCGGGGCTGTACTGGATAGCCGCCAGTATCAATATCAAACCGGGCCATGATTATTACTTTTATATCCGCAGTGTGAACACCGTTGGCAAATCGGCATTCGTGGAGGCCGTCGGTCGGGCGAGCGATGATGCGGAAGGTTACCTGGATTTTTTCAAAGGCAAGATAACCGAATCCCATCTCGGTAAAGAGCTGCTGGAAAAAGTTGATCTGACGGAGGATAACGCCAGCAGACTGGATGAGTTTTCGAAAGAGTGGAAGGACGCTAACGATAAATGGAATGCGATGTGGGGCGTCAAAATTGAGCAGACCAAAGACGGCAAACATTATGTCGCGGGTATTGGCCTCAGCATGGAGGACACGGAGGAAGGCAAGCTGAGCCAGTTTCTGGTTGCCGCTAACCGTATCGCGTTTATTGACCCGGCAAACGGGAATGAAACGCCGATGTTTGTGGCGCAGGGCAACCAGATATTCATGAATGACGTGTTCCTGAAACGCCTGACGGCTCCCACCATTACCAGCGGTGGAAATCCGCCGGCATTTTCCCTGACACCAGACGGAAAGCTGACCGCTAAAAATGCGGATATCAGCGGTAATGTGAATGCAAATTCAGGGACGCTCAACAATGTCACGATTAATGAAAACTGTCAGATTAAGGGGAAACTGTCAGCCAATCAGATTGAAGGCGATATTGTCAAAACGGTCAGCAAGTCTTTCCCCCGCACGAACAGTTATGCCAGTGGCACCATCACGGTAAGAATCAGTGATGATCAGAAATTTGACCGGCAGGTCATGATACCGCCAGTGTTATTCCGCGGTGGTAAGCATGAGAATTTCAACAGTAATAACCAACAGTCATACTGGTATTCAACCTGCCGGTTAAGAGTGACCCGCAATGGTCAGGAGATTTTTAATCAGTCCACGACGGATGCTCAGGGCGTATTTTCCTCAGTTATAGATATGCCTGCCGGACAGGGGACGCTGACACTGACATTCACCGTATCTTCATCAGGAGCGAATAACTGGACACCAACAACCAGTATCAGCGATCTGCTGGTTGTGGTGATGAAAAAATCCACAGCAGGTATCAGTATCAGCTGAATTTTATAACCCAGAACGGGCGTCAGAAATGACGCCTTTTTTATTGCAGAAAAGCGAGAGGTAATTATGCGTAAACTTTATGCCGCCATTTTGTCCGCAGCCATTTGTCTGGCCGTATCCGGTGCGCCTGCATGGGCGTCTGAACATCAGTCCACGCTGAGCGCGGGGTATCTTCATGCCCGGACGAACGTTCCCGGCAGTGATGATCTGAACGGGATTAACGTGAAATACCGTTATGAGTTTACGGACACACTGGGGATGGTGACGTCGTTCAGCTATGCAGGAGACAAGAATCGCCAGATTACCCGTTACAGCGATACCCGCTGGCATGAAGATTCCGTTCGTAACCGCTGGTTCAGCGTAATGGCGGGGCCGTCTGTGCGCGTGAATGAATGGTTCAGCGCGTATGCGATGGCGGGTGTGGCTTACAGCCGTGTGTCGACTTTCTCCGGGGATTATCTCCGCGTAACTGACAACAAGGGGAAAAAGCACGATGTGCTGACCGGAAGTGATGACGGTCGCCACAGCAACACGTCTCTGGCGTGGGGAGCTGGCGTGCAGTTTAACCCGACCGAATCCGTGGCCATTGATGTCGCTTATGAAGGCTCCGGCAGTGGTGACTGGCGCACTGACGGGTTCATCGTGGGTGTTGGTTATAAATTCTGATTAGCCAGGTAACACAGTGTTATGACAGCCCGCCGGTTCAGGCGGGCTTTTTTGTGGGGTGAATATGGCAGTAAAAATTTCAGGTGTACTGAAAGACGGCACAGGAAAACCGGTACAGAACTGCACAATCCAGCTGAAAGCAAAACGTAACAGTACCACGGTGGTGGTGAACACGCTGGCATCTGAAAATCCGGATGAAGCCGGGCGTTACAGTATGGACGTTGAGTACGGTCAGTACAGCGTTATTCTGTTGGTGGAAGGATTCCCGCCGTCACATGCCGGGACCATCACAGTGTATGAAGATTCCCGACCCGGTACGCTGAATGATTTTCTCGGTGCCATGACGGAGGATGATGCCCGTCCGGAGGCACTGCGCCGTTTTGAGCTGATGGTGGAAGAGGTGGCGCGTAACGCGTCCGTGGTGGCACAGAACACGGCAGCCGCGAAGAAGTCAGCCAGTGATGCCAGCACATCAGCCCGTGAGGCGGCAACCCATGCGACTGATGCTGCAGGCTCAGCACGCGCAGCCAGCACGTCAGCCGGACAGGCCGCGTCGTCGGCTCAGTCAGCGACTTCCAGCGCAGGAACGGCATCAACAAAGGCCACTGAAGCATCAAAAAGTGCTGCCGCTGCAGAGTCCTCAAAAAGCGCGGCAGCTACCAGTGCCAGTGCCGCGAAAACGTCAGAAACGAATGCTGCAGCGTCACAACAATCAGCAGCCACTTCTGCATCCACCGCGACTACGAAAGCGTCAGAAGCTGCCACCTCAGCCCGGGATGCGGCGGCTTCAAAAGAGGCGGCAAAATCATCAGAAACGAACGCATCCTCGAGCGCCAGTAGCGCAGCTTCCTCGGCAACAGCGGCAGGAAATTCCGCGAAGGCGGCAAAAACGTCAGAGACGAACGCCAGGTCTTCTGAAACGGCAGCGGGACAGAGCGCCTCGGCTGCGGCAGGCTCAAAAACAGCGGCTGCGTCGTCTGCCAGTGCAGCGTCAACAAGTGCCGGGCAGGCCTCAGCCAGTGCCACCGCCGCCGGAAAATCGGCAGAAAGCGCCGCATCGTCTGCTTCAACAGGCACAACGAAGGCTGGCGAAGCCACTGAACAGGCCAGCGCAGCAGCGAGGTCTGCTTCCGCAGCGAAGACATCCGAAACGAACGCGAAAGCGTCGGAAACCAGCGCAGAATCCTCAAAAACGGCTGCCGCATCGTCAGCCAGTTCGGCGTCGTCATCGGCATCATCTGCGTCTGCTTCAAAAGATGAGGCGACCAGACAGGCGTCAGCAGCGAAGGGTAGCGCCACGACGGCATCCACGAAGGCGACAGAGGCAGCTGGCAGTGCGACGGCAGCAGCTCAGAGCAAAAGTACGGCGGAATCTGCAGCAACGCGCGCTGAGACAGCGGCAAAACGGGCAGAGGATATTGCATCCGCCGTGGCGCTTGAGGATGCGAGCACGACGAAAAAGGGGATAGTACAGCTCAGCAGTGCGACCAACAGCACTTCCGAGTCACTGGCGGCAACGCCAAAAGCCGTTAAGGCCGCGTATGACCTGGCTAACGGGAAATACACCGCACAGGATGCAACGACAGCACAGAAAGGGATAATCCAGCTAAGCAGCGCGACCAACAGCACGTCTGAAACGCTGGCGGCAACGCCAAAGGCAGTAAAAGCAGCCAATGACAATGCTGAGAAACGTCTGCAGAAAGATCAGAACGGTGCGGATATCCCTGGCAAAGACACCTTTACGAAAAATATTGGTGCCTGCCGTGCCTTCGGTGGGTCAGTAAGCACAACAACAGGAAACTGGACGACTGCACAGTTTATCGAGTGGCTGGATTCTCAGGGAGCATTTAACCATCCATACTGGATGTGCAAGGGTTCCTGGTCTTATGGCAATAATAAAATCATTACTGATACTGGCTGCGGTAATATTCATCTCGCCGGAGCTGTCATTGAAGTAATGGGGATAAAGTCAGCGATGACGATCCGCATTACCACACCGACCACCTCCACTGGTGGTGGAACAACTAACGCCCAGTTTACCTATATTAATCACGGAACAGATTATTCACCTGGCTGGCGAAGGGACTATAACTCCAGAAATAAGCCAACGGCATCAGAGATCGGGGCGTTACCGTCAGGTGGAACAGCAGTATCATCAGTTAATCTGTCTTCAAAAGGTCGGGTAACCGCGCTGACAGACAATACGCAGGGGGCAACAGGTCTTGAGTTATACGAGGTGTATAACAACGGATATCCAACAGCGTATGGAAATATCATTCACCTGAAAGGGATGACAGCCGTTGGCGAAGGTGAGTTACTCATCGGCTGGAGTGGTACAAGCGGTGCTCATGCTCCGGCATTTATTCGTTCACGACGGGATACGACCGACGCAAACTGGTCGCCGTGGGCGCAGCTTTACACCTCGGCTCATCCTCCTGCAGAGTTTTATCCAGTCGGTGCACCAATCCCGTGGCCATCAGATACCGTTCCGTCTGGTTATGCCCTGATGCAGGGGCAGACTTTTGACAAATCTGCTTACCCGAAACTTGCAGCCGCTTATCCGTCAGGCGTGATCCCTGATATGCGTGGCTGGACGATTAAGGGCAAGCCCGCCAGTGATCGAGCCGTATTGTCTCAGGAACAGGACGGCATTAAATCACACACCCACAGCGCCAGCGTATCCAGTACGGATTTGGGGACGAAAACCACATCGTCGTTTGATTACGGCACTAAATCCACGAATAACACTGGTGCGCATACCCATAGTGTTAGCGGTACGGCTGCTTCAGCCGGTGCACATACCCATTCGATGACATTTGTTTCAGGTGGTTCCAGTGGTGCTCCGGGAAGTGGATCACCTGATTATTCTAAATACAGTGTTAACACTTCTTCTGCAGGCGCTCATACGCACTCTGTATCGGGTACTGCTGCAAGCGCAGGTGCACACGCACATACTGTCGGTATTGGTGCTCATACGCACTCCGTTGCGATTGGTTCACATGGACATACCATCACCGTTAACGCTGCTGGTAACGCGGAAAACACCGTCAAAAACATCGCATTTAACTATATTGTGAGGCTTGCATAATGGCATTCAGAATGAGTGAACAACCACGGACCATAAAAATTTATAATCTGCTGGCCGGAACTAATGAATTTATTGGTGAAGGTGACGCATATATTCCGCCTCATACAGGTCTGCCAGCAAACAGTATCGATATTGCACCGCCAGATATTCCGGCAGGCTTCGTGGCTGTTTTCAACAGTGATGAGGCATCGTGGCATCTCGTTGAAGATCATCGGGGTAAAACGGTTTATGACGTGGCTTCCGGCGACGCGTTATTTATTTCTGAACTCGGTCCGTTACCGGAAAATGTTACCTGGTTATCGCCGGGAGGGGAATATCAGAAGTGGAACGGCACAGCCTGGGTGAAGGATACGGAAGCAGAAAAACTGTTCCGGATCCGGGAGGCGGAAGAAACAAAAAACAGCCTGATGCAGGTAGCCAGTGAGCATATTGCGCCGCTTCAGGATGCTGCAGATCTGGAAATTGCAACGGAGGAAGAAATCTCGTTGCTGGAAGCATGGAAAAAGTATCGGGTATTGCTGAACCGTGTTGATACGTCAACTGCACAGGATATTGAATGGCCAGCACTGCCGTAGGGTAAAACATATAAATTCTATAATTAGATGTATCTTTCCATTTACGGCAAGGAAGGTGGCTTGGAAGACGTAAAGCATCTCACACCGAGATTATTTTTTATATGTCAGGTGTCTGAAGTTTTGCTTTGGCTCTTAAAATGGTTTGCCGCGAGGTTTTGAATTCCCGGGCAATGGCACTTATACTTACACCTGACTTAATTCGTTCGAATACCACCTGTTTCTGTTCTTCATTTAACACAGGTGGTCGACCAAAACGTTTCCCTGCGCCCCGGGCTCTTACTATCCCGGAATGAGTGCGTTCAAGTAAAAGGTCTCGTTCAAATTCAGCGACTGCTGAAATTACTTGCATCATCATTTTTCCTGTTGGACTGGTCAGGTCAATGCCCCCCAATGCTAAGCAATGCACTCTGATACCTGTTTCGGTCAGTTGTTCCACTGTTTTCCTGATATCCATTGCATTACAACCAAGGCGATCCAGTTTTGTCACAATCAATTGATCACCACATTTCAGGCGAGCAAGCAACCGGTTAAAACCAGGACGCTCACTGGTTGCTGCTGAGCCGCTAATGTGTTCTTCGATTATTTGCTGAGGTTTGATTTTAAAACCTGCACTTTCGATTTCCCGGCGTTGATTTTCGGTGGTCTGATCCAGCGTTGATATCCGACAGTAAGCAAAAATTCGAGACATAGTGAGACTCTATACGAAATTGGTGTTCATATCATAATGCATCTCAGAAAATAATTTTGATTATTTTTGTGCATATTTTTATGTACACGTTCGAAAATAAACGAATGCGTATGCAACCCCGTAATTTTGGTGAGACCCAAAATCGATTTTGTGAAAAATGGCTTTAACTCGGTTTGTTTTTCGAGTTCCGGGCGGACTCAAGGAAGAAGAATAGTGTTGCGTGTTATTTTAACCAGATTTCAAGTTGTTTGGTCGTGGAAAAGTGGAGCAAAATGTTGTTAAAGTGGAAAAATGATAAAAAAGTAAGTTTATTATATTACATTTTACCATTTAAATTTTGGTTGTCTTTAAGAACTGATATCGCTGTTTGTAATAATTCTTTGTTATCCAGCCATGATTTTTTCTTTATGTTTCCTTCAATGTAATCAAGCAATGTTCTGGTATTGATAGGTCTTCCCTGTTTTGCTACTTCCACTACAGCATCCCCTAGGATAATTCTTACTTCAGGAAGCTGCGCAGGGAACCACTTTAGGGTGTCTTTTGATTTCATGAAGATATTCCTTAAAATATTATTGATTTTCATTGCGATATTGTATGTCTGATTCAGGATATGTTGACTTATACATCGGTTTTGTCTGGGTTATTGGATATGCCAATCCCTAATTTTATTAGGGCATGACTAAAAATGCTGAATATGATAAGGAGAGATGTGATTATCAGTATGCTGTTCATATAGCCTCGAATTAGTAATGTGTTATATATGATATAGTTGACAATTTTTATCTTGGGTGTTCTTAAAGTTCGTAGATAAACATTGTCGTTTCAGGTATACAGGAATGCTAACAGGTGGCAGCAAAAATCAGGCGGTTTATGGCGCAAGCTGAAGCGGCAACTGCAAACTATCTTATGCAGAGACTCTACACGGATTGGGTTTAAAAGTATACATAGATAACAGTTTTTATCTGAAAAATAAAAATATCAAGGTGATATAGCCTATATGCCTTTGATGCGGAGGAATGAATGTGATGGGAGTGATGTATCTGAATAGTTGAAAAACCGCAGACACGCCTTATGCAAGAACGTGCTGCGGTTGGCTGGTAAATTTTTCGATAGTGTGAGTATTGAATGATTTCCAGCCGTTCTTGATTTTACGCATAAATCCATGAAAAAACTACTTATCTGTTGGGGAGTTTTTTTTGGGGCATATATGGGACAGAAATAGGCCCCAGATAGACACTGAGATCGAACTTAGGATGCTTTTTAAAAAATGCAACTATCTGAAAAAACCTAGAAAACGCCAAGGAAACCACAGGATGGGAAAAAACACCTGTGAATTATGGATTTCCAGTTATATTCGCTCGGCGCAGCGTTAGTGTTTCATGAAATATTTTTTCCTGAATCATCAACGGCAATGGCGTTAATTCTGGCAATGGGAACCTACGGTGCAGGTCATGTGGCGCGTATTGTCGGAGCATTTATTTTCGGCAAAATGGGCGACAGAATAGGGCGTAAAAAAGTGCTCTTTATTACCATCACCATGATGGGGATCTGTACCACCTTAATTGGTGTGTTACCGACCTATGCACAGATTGGTGTTTTTGCCCCCATCTTGCTGGTGACGCTGCGTATTATTCAGGGATTGGGTGCAGGTGCGGAAATTTCCGGTGCCGGTACGATGCTGGCGGAATATGCGCCAAAAGGTAAGCGCGGAATTATCTCCTCATTTGTGGCTATGGGAACTAACTGCGGAACTTTAAGCGCAACGGCAATCTGGGCCTTTATGTTCTTCATTCTCAGTAAAGAGGAACTGCTGGCGTGGGGATGGCGTATACCGTTCCTGGCGAGCGTTGTCGTGATGGTCTTTGCTATCTGGTTGCGTATGAATCTGAAAGAAAGCCCGGTTTTTGAGAAGGTTAACGACAGCAACCAACCGACAGCAAAACCTGCACCTGCTGGTAGCATGTTCCAGAGCAAATCCTTCTGGCTGGCAACAGGGCTGCGTTTTGGTCAGGCGGGTAACTCAGGTTTAATTCAGACTTTCCTTGCGGGCTATTTAGTGCAGACGTTATTGTTTAACAAAGCAATTCCAACAGATGCATTGATGATCAGTTCGATTCTCGGCTTTATGACCATTCCGTTCCTTGGTTGGTTATCCGATAAAATTGGTCGCCGGATCCCGTATATTATTATGAATACCTCCGCGATTGTGCTGGCATGGCCAATGCTTTCTATCATCGTAGATAAAAGCTATGCCCCGAGCACCATTATGGTTGCACTGATTGTGATTCATAACTGTGCGGTGCTGGGATTATTTGCTCTGGAAAATATTACCATGGCAGAAATGTTCGGCTGTAAAAACCGCTTTACCCGGATGGCTATTTCTAAAGAAATTGGTGGTCTTATCGCTTCCGGTTTTGGTCCTATCCTGGCGGGTATTTTCTGCACCATGACGGAATCCTGGTATCCGATCGCCATTATGATCATGGCATATTCAGTGATTGGTTTAATCTCTGCGCTGAAAATGCCAGAAGTGAAAGACCGTGATTTAAGTGCGCTGGAAGACGCCGCGGAAGATCAACCGCGTGTTGTAAGAGCTGCGCAACCTTCCAGAAGTCTGTAA